CACGGCCGGCGCGACCGTCTGTGCTACACTGTCAGGGCTTGTTGTTACCGTCTGTGCCCAGCGCAGCCGCGTATTGTGAGCGGGCACATTGGTCGCCTCACCGAAAATGTAATCGGCATAATGCAGGCAGGCGACCTTGATGCGATTGACGAAGGTAGGCTCCTTCATCAGGTCGGCCGATTGCTCATAGGTCAAAGCCATTTATTTGTACTCCGTGATGACGACGACGCCGGCAGAACCAAGACCACCATCTGCACCGCCGGCAACATTGACAACAGAGCCACCGCCGCCACCGGAACCATAATTGGTCGCGTTGGCTCCTACGATAGCAAGATTGATCGTTTGACCGGAAACACCGCCACCGCCAAAGAAACTACTACCGCCAATCGAAGGCAGTGCCGAAGTCTGCGTGCCAGAAAAATAGCCCGAACCACTTCCTGGCGCACCACCAGCCACCAAATCGCCTACGGCTCCCGTAACTACGCCACCTGCACCTCCGCTGGTAATATTTGGTATGCCACCCCCTTGACCCCCATTGGCGACACAGAGCGCGCCAACGCTGGTCGCTCCACCATTGCCACCAACGCTAGGTGTGTTACCAATACCGCGTATTCCACCCGCACCAATCGTGACAGGCTGACTTGCGCCAATCTGTGCCGCAGTCTTGAGCGCGCGCGAATAACCGCCTGCACCGCCGCCACCGCCGAAATACGCTTGAGCAGCAAAGCCGAGAGAGCCACCACCACCACCGCCGCCGCCGACACACTCGATGATGCAATTCACCATGCCAAGGGTCGGAGTGTAAGTGCCGCTGGCCGTGATCACTCGTATTGCCAGCAGGCCGCCGCCGCCCGACGCCGCTGCGTTTGCTTTGATCTGTCCTGCGGTCGTGCGATCCCAGGTGATAGTCGCGGTGTCAGTCAGCACGCGTTCAGCAGTCAGCGTCGCGTCAGCCGTTGACGTAATATATTCCGCGCTAACAGGCGCACTCGGGGGAACGGTTGCCGCCAGCGTGCCGCCGGAAAACGTCAGGTTTGCCCCGATGGTGACTGCCGCCCAGGTGTTGGCGGCCGAGCGGTAGTAAATAACATTGGTGCCGGTCAGCGCCGCGATAGCAGTCAGATCGGCATCGAGCGGCTGGTAAGCCGCCGCGGCCGCCGCGGTCGTGAGATAACTTCCCGCCGGCTGCGCGCCGATGTCGCTCAATACCGTCGCCGGCGCTACGCCTTGGATGGTGGTGGCTGTCACCCACTTGGCGTATTGCCCGAGCGCCGGCGTGCCGGAATTGCTGACATTGCCGCCCGCCACGGCGTTGGCCTTGACCTGTCCCGGCGTCGTCAGATCCCAGGTGACCGTCACCGTGTTGATCAGTACCCGATCGTTGGTCAGCGTTGGGTCGTCAACCGCAACAATGTATTGCGCATCGGTCGGCGCACCGCCGCCGCCGCCGCTCGAGGTGATACCGAGTGCATTGCGGGCGGTGTAGGGATCGCGTGCGTTATCGAACTGCTGCCGGAACGGGGGCCGCAGATCCATTACGCCACCGTGCCATCCGGTTGCGCGTCGACCAGCACGCCCTGCGCATGTGTCCAAGCCGAGCCAAACGGAATAAAGCGGCGAAAGCGATGCAGCCGCGACGAGGTGAGCAGCGCCGCCGAACCGGTGATTTCGATCCCCACCGGCGCAGTCAGACCGGAGCGCCATCCTGCAATCGCTCGCGCAGTCCGGCCGCCACCTCGCCGAGCGCGTCGGTGGCATCATCGAGCGGATAGACTTCATTGACGAATGCGCGCATGCCCGGAACGAGATGCACTTCGGCGGTTTCCAGCGTTGCCGGCAGGTTGGGGCCTTTGAGCGTGCTCAGAAATCCATTCTCATCGATCGCGCCGATCAGCGGCCGGCCGCCGGCATAGGCGAAGCTGTCAAGCGGCAGCGCGGCGCTGTCGAGCAGATCGTCGCCCGGCTCGGGGCCGGTGGTGTCGAGGTCGAGTCCGGGCGAGGCCAGCAGCCCCCAGATTTGCGCTGGCACGGACGCCTTTGCCCAGCGGCCATTGCTCCAATCGAAGATGATTTGCCGGTCGTACATGTGGCTTGCCGATGTGGCATGCGACACCCACACAATGCGCGGCTTGTTCACGCCGGCGAGGCAATGCACGACATCGCGCCGGGTTTCGTCGGAATTAGCTAGGAACCAATCGTTGACCTTGTCGGCGCCGATCGGCGTGACTTGCTGGCCGGTGATCGAGTAGAAGCCGTCCTCGGCCAGGAAGTAGAGCACGTTACCGATCGACGTGAAGCCGTATTTCGAAACCGAGCCGCGATCGTGCAGCGCGCGCGAGAAATTGAAAATGAAGGTGGTGTCGCCGGGCAAGAATTGCATTGCTCGGATGGTGCGATCCTGCACCACATAGCCGATTTCGGCACCGGCGACGCCCTGCACCGGGCCGCCGTCCGGGAATTCCTGCATGTCGCAAAGATTGGTGCCGATGATCCAGCCGGTGATGTCATTGACCGCCGACCAGATGATGATGCGCTCGTTTAAACCGGCGCCGGTTTGCAGCCGGGATAGAAACAGAAAGTCGCCGATCTGCCGCACATGTCCGGCGCGTGGTGGGGATCCCGCCAGGGCGGCAAAATTGGTGCCGACATCGATGTCGATCACTTGCGGATCGTCGTTGACGTTGACCGCCACCAGCTTGTTGCCCGACTGCTCGAACGACCACATTTCCGTGGGCGGCACATTGTAGGCCCCGCCGGTGGTGCGGCTGACATCGGTCCAGCCTGCCAGCGCCCAGGTGTACAGTTTGGTCAGAGAGCCGGCGTAAATCTTCCAACTGCCATCGAGCGTGCGGGCGGCATAGAGCCCGCAAGCCCGATCGCCACCTGGCAGCGCAAAGGTCGTGAACGGCAACAGCGATGGAAACGGCAGATAGGAATTGACCCCGGCGAATACGTTTTCCACTTCGGAGGCAAATTTGGTATCGAGCAGCGCCACATCCGGCCGCCATTCGGAAAACTCGACCGGCGTTGGCTTCATGTTTTCTCTCGGATGCGTTTGATCGCCGCTTGCATGGTCGCGTACCTCTCGAGATCGTTGATGTGTGTGGTCACCACCTTGCCGTCGACTTTGCGCAAGCTGAAAGCGCCAGCCGCCGGTTGCAACAATCCGCGCATGGTCTGCGGAGTGTGAAAGATGACCGAAATCTCTTGACCGTCATCGAGCAAGCCGCGTTGCTTTTCCGACAATTCGATGTCGGCCAACTGATCGCCCTGGCTGTCGTGGATTTTCATCGGACGGCCCTCTAGAAATAGTCCGCTGTGCGCACTGTCTGGCTGGTGGCGCCGGTGGTCAGCGCGGAAAACTGGATGATCTCGGCAAACAGCTCGTCGCGGCGCGCTTTCTCCAGTTGTGCGGCTTCCATGTTGCGCTGCTTGACAAATAATTCAGCCATCACACCGGCGATGTAGACATCGGGGTGCGCCGTCAGCAGCCAATTGGTGGCGGCATCGGTGGCGCCGGTGATGGTCGGGATTTTCTGATAGTAATGGAATTCATAGGGATGGATGTCATCGGCGGGACGAATGCGCAACGTCGACCCTTCGATGGTGAACAGTTGCGGGATTGTGCTGGCGGGGACGGATTGCAGATAGGCTGGGTGAACATAGTCGAGCTCGTCGCACGGTGACTGCACGGTCGGGCGGATCGTGCGCCAGAGCAGATAGTCCGTCGGCAGCGCCACATCGCCGTTGAGGGTGGTCAACGGTATCATGGCCTCCATTGGCCGCACGCGCAGCCGGCGATTGGCGGCGGCCTCGAACAGTATGGTGTAGTCGGGATATTCAGGCGCAAAGCGGGTATGAAACAGCGTCGATGACAGCTTGGCTTTGAGCTCGCCGAAATTACTGATCGCCATATTTCACCCCGCACAAAGAAGGAGAGGGCAACGCGCGCCCCCTCCCGAAGTCAGGCGTTAACCCGCAGGCTTGACGAACGTGACGATGACGTAGGCATCGCCGGCGGTTGGCGTGCCGGTGATGTTGGCCCAGACGTCGGTGTCGGCTGTGAGCGGCATGACCAGCGCCGCCACCGGCATGGTATTCACGCTACCTGCCGTGAGTGCAATGCCGGCGGCAATATCGGTGCCGGCGGCCGTGGTGCCGATATTGAAGGTCGGCGTGGTTCCGACCAGCGCCGTTTCCACGTTGGTGTAAACACCGAGAATGGTGGTTCCCGCCGGCAGCGTGCCGATCTTTTGACTGAGCGTGGCGGGGCCACCAGCGGCCGCCGTGATGCGGCCGCCGAGAGCTTGCACGAACCCGACATAGCCGCTATCGCGCGCCGGCGTGCTTTGGTTGAGAGAGCTTACCATGGTGTTGTTCCTTTTTGAAAAAGAGGAAGACCAGCGCGCTACTAGCGCGCTGCTAGTCGGCGGCCGAGGCGAAGAAGCCGGTGGCGACGCCCCATTGCACTAGCCTGGTGCCGGCCTTGGGATGCTTCTTGAACATCTTGCTGATGCCATAGGCGGTTTCAATACCGACGCCTTTGATGAAGCCGTAGTCATCCTCTTGGCGGAACGTCGGCTTGGCCATCTGACCGATGGCGAACGCCGCCGCTTGCTGACCGCAGAGGAACACCGGCTCGACCTTGGCGCTGGCGGTGCCTGCAGTGAGCAGGGTGGTCCAGGCGTTTCTGGCGAACAGCGAGATCTCTGGCACCGCCCGCACGATCACGCCGTCGTAGAGTTGATCGCCATCTTGGAACAGCGGGTTATTGGGGGCGCCGTTATCGCCCATGGTTTCGCGCGGTCGCGCGTCCTTATTGACGACCTGCAGATCGAGCTTGAGGTCGCGGAACGTATTGATGCCGGCAAACGCCACATAATACTCATAACCTTTCTTGGTCATGAATGGCCGGATTTTCGGGATGGCGTTCATCGCCACCCGTTTCAACAGCGACAGGTTTGCGGCCGTGAACTTGTCCGCGGTGGTGTCGACGTTGAGCAGCGATGCAGCGTGATCGCCCGCCGCTGCGCTGGCGCCGGCCATGTTGGTGTTGTTGGACGTCGCCGCGCCGAACAGGATACGGTCGCGGTTATCGAACTGCCACTGGCTGCGTTGTATTGGCGTCGCCAGATCGTACTGAATGCCGTTGACGCGAACACCGGGCGCCGGCTGGAGCTCCGATGGCAACGCCATAAGTGCGGCGATGATCTCGTCGCGGTTGAGCTCCTTGATCCAGTCCGAAAGCAGAGGTTTTGCCTCACCGAAGGTATCGGCGCTATCCTTTTGCTGTTCCGACTTGGTGGTGACGACGGCGTTGCGCGCCCATTCGAGCCACACTCGCATGCCGTAGTCGTCAATCGCTTCTTCGTTGCCGACCAGGGTGCCGGTCGAGACACCCTGCGAGGTCAAGCGCGTGACCAGCGGGATATTCATTTGCTCGCCGCCGGATTTCAACTCCATCCGCCGACGAATGATCGAGGTGACGTCCTCGCCCATATAGGGCGCGAACATATTTTCCCTGACCCATTCACGGTTAATCTCTTGGGTGAATTTGATCAGTTTATTGTTGGTCTGGATTGTGGAAACGGCCATCGCCGTGTTTCCTTTCTGCTATGGCCGCCATTCCACGAAGACGCGCGCGCGCTTTCGCCCAATAAAAAACCCGCCGTGCGGCGGGCGTTCAGATCGGGAACGAAAGGGCGTAGACGCCCGTCTTTGCGAGATAATGTCGGCCGGGTTTATTTGGTCGCGAAGCGGTAGAGGCTTTCGTTGCTCATATCGCCCTGATCATCGAGGCGGCCGGACGAGGCCGGTATCGAGGACAGCGAGGGCGGAAGCGAAACATTGGGCGGACGCCCGGCGGATCGCTGTTGTTGCTGGATACGTTGCAGCACCGCGGCCTGGGCTTTCGGATCGTTAACCCATTGCTCCTGCTGCTTACGCAGCCAGGCATGGGGATCAGGTCCGATCGCCTGTTGTGCGCGTGCGGTGCTGTGCCATTTGACCAGTGCGGCGTAGGGGTGTCCCGATTGCATGATCTGGTTGAAGACAAAGTCCCCCTGCGGGGTATGTCGGACCCGGGTCATGTCCTGCAGCGCGGCATTAACGGTTCGCTCGCCGAACTGCATGTTGGCCATCTCTCGGCTCATCCCGTCTTTGACCTGCAGCATGTACATTTGCCCCTCCTGACGGAGAGGGTTCATCACACGCTGGTTGAGATAGTCGTCCGGGTTGTCGAAGATGGTTTGCGGGGCTTGCTGTGCTGCTGCCGCAGCAGCCTGTTGTGCCTGCCATTGTGCCCAAGCCTGCCGGATCTGGTTGGCTTCGGCCTCGACCCGCTGGCGTCGCTCGCGCTCGTCCAGCAGTTCGCGCAGTGGCACGCGATGGTCTTCCGGTTGCCGCTGTTGTTGCGGCT